AGCTCTTGAGTGTTTCAACGGCCTTGATGTTACAGGTGCAATGAGCGCAAGAACCACAGGCGTTTCAATTAAAGGCACTACTACCAACAACAGCGCGGCTGCTGGATATGTGGGTGAATATGTTACATCTCACATCACATCAAATACCAACTTTCCGGCGACGACAGTGTACGGGGATTTGACTTCGATATCGTTGACCGCTGGCAACTGGATCATCGGGTTTCAATGCGATGTCAATAATGGGTCGGGCGTGACGGTCACCGGATGGGAATTCGGCGTTTCCACAACCAGCGGAAATGACGGGGCCGGTCTCACAAACAATGACAATTATTTGCCGTTCACAAGAACTATCGCCAACGGGTTACGTGATTCGTGTGCGCTTTACGGGTATCGCGTTGCGCTCACCACGACAACCATTCACTATCTGAAATATGCAGCGGTATACGCCGGCGGAACGGCTCCGTTCGGGCGAGGGAAAATCTATGCTGTGAGGGTTCGCTAATGCTTATCATTGAACAGTTGATTGAAGGTAATTGGGAACTTGCATCAAGTCATACACAGCTAGTGGATAGAGATGCGCAATGGTCGCGTCTTACTGAGTCTGGCGTTCCCTCAGACCAGTTACGAACTGTAGATCCGGAGTAAACATGCCCCTCCATCAATACAACACATTTCGTTACAACGAATCGCACTTAAAACAAAGTATCCAAAAGACTCCACGAGAGTGGAGTATGATGCTTTAGTTGAAGCATCACGAGGACAATAATATGGCACGAACACAACTTGATCCTACACTTATCCCATCTGCAACACAGAACATTCGTAATATTTTAATTAATGGCGGCATGGAAATCTGGCAACGCGCAGTTACTTTTACAAATCCAGCGACTCTGACTTACGTTGCTGACCGTTGGAAGGTTAGAACATCTCAAGCATCCACTGTTATAGTCACAAGAGATGCTACCATTTTAGATAGTGGTATTTACTCGTTCAAAGCCGTTTTAACTGGGGCAACGGGTGGACAAGACTGGCGAATTGAACAACAAATTGAAAATCCATTGGAATACAAAGGAAAAACAGTTACACTAACAGCTAGAGTGAGAAGCAATACTACAAACTCAAACCGCATTGCCATTTACGACGGAGTAGATACGACTTTTTCGTCTTATCATTCTGGTGGAAGTACTTTTGAAACACTGACTGTCACTAAGACATTAAGTGGATCGGCAACGGAATTATGGGCATTAGTTGGAATGTTAGCAAATGGCGACAAATTAAACGGAACGTATTATTATGATTCCATTATGCTCACAATATCAGCTTTACCAGTTTCTTTCGTTCCGCCAGATCCACAACAAGAATTCGCGCGGTGTCAGCGGTATTATGAGAAAAGCTATGACGCAGATATCAATCCCGGAGCTAATACAGCGCTCGGAATTGTTTATATCCCGATGGCAGGTGCGTCGACATCTGTTGTTCAGTACGGATCTCTCCAATTCAAAGTTCCAAAGCGCGTAACTCCGACGATGACGGGATACACAGAAGGCGGTGTCAGTGGATCGTGGACTGTCAGAACTAACGGAGCAAACCTTGGCGACGGGACATTCGCTACGGACAACATTTCGACAACTGGTTTACGTGTACGCGTTACTGCTATTGCTGGTAGCCCTATCACTGCTTCCGCTTCGAGTAACTGGTACATGGCGTATGGGCATTTTGTAGCCGACGCAGAAATATAAGAGGTGATCCATGTTCAAACGTGTCAAAAATGAGCAGGGGCAAAATAACACGGATTTAATTTTGCGTATTGCAGATAACGCGAACATTCCAAACGATGCAGGAAATAAAGATTGGATTGTGTATCAGGCGTGGTTAATAGAAGCAGATCAACAAGGCAATTCCTTGAATAATCAACCATTGTCAGCAGACTAATTTAAAAGAGGATACTTATGGCATTTACAACAATTGATAATACATTATTAGGTTTAAGTGTCGCTGGAACTACATTTGTTGGCATTGGTAAGAGTCGTATACTCAATGGAGATATGCGATTTGACCAAGTAAATGCTGGAGCATCTTCTTCTATTAGTGGAGGTAGTACACAATTTACTTTGGATATGTGGGCAAGTTTGTGCAGTAATGGCTCATTTTCTATTCAACGTTTAACTGCTACCCCTCCAACTGGATTTACACATTACATGAGAGTCACAACTACATCAGCTACAGTATCTCCTAATGCAAATGATTATTTCGTTACTCAGTATTCGATCGAAGGAAATAACACTCGTGACTTCTTATTTGGATCAGCCAATGCAAAAGTTATTACTGTTTCATTTTGGGTTAGAAGTTCATTAACAGGCAATTTTGGTGGGTCATTAGTTAATGGTGATAGTGATCGTTCATATCCAGTATCTTACACAATAAGTGTAGCTAATACATGGGAATACAAAACTATCACTTTAACTGGAGATTTATCAGGTAATTGGACAACTGATGCTGCAAAGGGTATGAAATTTGTATTCGATTATGGAACTGGGACTGATAGACAAGCCACAGCAAATGTTTGGGGTGGTGGTGTTCAAAAATTTACACCACCTTCACAAACACGCGTAGTTTCTACAGCTAGTGCAACGTGGGATGTTACAGGTATGCAACTAGAACTTGGAAGTGCAGCAACCCCGTTTGAATTCAGACCTCAACAAATTGAATTGGCTATGCTTCAGCGCTATTTTGAAAAAACATATGCTCTTGAAACATCTGTGGCTACTAATACTAGTACTAACGCCGATAGACAAGTTTTTGCTGCAACAGGTGCAGCGCAAGTGCAGTCATCTTTAATTCCGTTTGTAGTTCCAAAACGTGTAGCTCCCACATTTACTTTTTATACTACAGCAGGTACTTCAGGACAATGGACATTTCGTAGTACAGCAACTGTTGATACAGATAGGGCTGTAAGTACAAACAACTTGGGAACAAACGGAACAGCTGTACTCCAAACTGTTTTAGCTACTGAGCTATGGGCACAAGGTCATTGGACTGCAGCAGCAAGGATGGCATAAATGATAACGTATAAGTATGTTCAGCAAGATGATTTAAATATAGGGATACTTCTGACTCAAGATGGGGTTATAAGTTGTGTTCCTAATGCTCCAGGAAATTTTGAGTGGGATCAATTTCAAATATGGTTAGCTGCTGGAAATACATTATTAGAGGCTGAATAAGGATAATATATGGGAACATTATATAATGTTGACGCAGCAACTGGAAATATAACAACAGCTGGATCAATTACATCTACTAGTATTACATCTGGGTTTCTGCCTCCTAGGTTAACAACTACTCAAAGAAATGCTATTGCAACTCCAGCTACTGGTCTACAGATTTACAATACTACTACAATTCAATCTGAAGTTTATAATGGTAGTTTCTGGGCAGGGCCACTCCCACAAGATCTTTCTATATCAGCAAGTCCCAATTTTGCAAGTTTAACATTACATACTACTCCAAGTGCTACATATATTTTCGATACAGCTGCTAGAACAATTTCACTTACTAATTTCGTAATTGGACCTGGAATTGCTATTAGCTTAACTACTACTACCGGTGGAACTGGCATTTTATTTAGCGGCCCTACTATGTCCTTTCTAACAGGTAATTGCTTGGGTGCCGGTGGGGCAACTACAATGGCTGGTGGTGGTCTAACTTTTTCAACTGGTAATTTTAACTTTAACGGAATAAATACTGCTCTTGGCGGGTCCATCACGTTAACTACTGGCAATATTGCTGGTGGTGGCACAAACGTTGCAAATGGTGGTAGTCTTACTTTAACAACTGGCAATTCTAACGGTGGTACTGAAACTGGTGGAAGCATTACGTTAACAGCTTTTACATCAGCAGGTGGTGGTAATTTAATACTTACAGGTACAAATGCTAATCGTGGTCAAGTTACAATTGGTGGAACAACACCAGCTGTTTCGGCCTCATTAGATATCCAGTCAACTACCCGTGGTTTCTTGCCTCCTAGGTTAACAACTACTCAAAGAAATGCTATTGCAACTCCAGCTACTGGTCTACAGATTTACAATACTACTACAATTCAATCTGAAGTTTATAATGGATCTAGTTGGGTATCAACGGGTGGTGGATCATCTTCAGGTGTTACTGGTGCTATTCAATTTAGTGGTGGTTCAGGTGTATTTTCATCAGATGCCGCAAATCTATTTTGGGATGATACTAATAATCGATTAGGCCTTGGTACAAATACTCCTGATTATAAATTAGAGATGTATGATAATACAAATTCATCAACAACTCCTCTGCTTAATATTCGTCAGGATGGTACTTCTGCTTATGCTACTGCTAGATTTGAAAGCGGTGGGAGTGTTGGCACAATTGGGTGGGAAACAAGTTCTCAATTTGCGATGACTGTTGGTGGAACACAATATCGTATTATTGGATCACAAGCTAGAATTGATGGTACTTCTATAACTCTTTCTAGTAGTGGTGCTATTACACTAGCATCTTCCAGTTCTATTTTAGCTCAAACATCTACTCATTTCATATTTTCAACTAATAGTGGCGGAAGTGCAGCAGCCCTATGGCAAAATGCTTCAGCACCAGCTGCATCGACTTCTAACGTTGTTACATATTGTTCAAGTAGTACTAATACTTTACTTGCAAATCAAAATAATACTGGTTTTAGACCATTTGCAATTACACAGATTGTTACCGTATCAACAACATACCCAGTTTTATCAACAGATTATACTGTTCTTGGGGATGCAACATCTGCTGCTTTTGCAGTTAATCTTCCCCTAGCTTCCACTCAAACTGGCAAGGTACTTAATATTAAGAAGATTGATTCTAGTGTAAATGCTGTTACAGTTACACGAGCGGGATCAGATACAATTGATGGCGCGACCACTGTTGCGCTATCTAGTCAATATCAATCTACAACGATTCAAAGTAATGGCACAAACTGGTTTATAATTTAAAAAGAGGTAGATACCAATGGGCGATTCATATCCTATACTTCCTGATCAATCTACGCATGGTCCGCATGGGTTAGAGAATTATTTTCTTTGGATTCGTGAAAAGAATAAATGGATTTTAAACCAATCAGGTGAACGCGTTCTATTATATAAACGTCGCTATGAAGGACAACGTTGTCCTAATTTTGATTCTGTTCGTCATACAAATGCACAACATGACGATGAAGTGTGTTATGGTACTGGTTGGATAGCGATGGATGCTAATCTCACTGGTTCAAACATTGGTGGGCCTAATTATGGTTTTTTTCAACCAATTGAGATTGTTGTAAGTCTTCTTTCCAGTGGTCCAACAGATTTAGCGTTAACTGATTATGGACAACAACGGATATACAAACCTCATTCTTGGACCTCATTTGAACCACTTCTTACACCTGGTGATATGATTGTACGTAGAAATAATGAACGAATGCTTGTTACACAAGTATTTCCTCGACGTTGGAAACACTTCGTTTTGCATCAAGATCTGGAACTAGCTGAAGTTGAACGTGGATCAATTTTGTATAAGTTACCAAGTGGTTTATAATTATGGCGAATTCTAATCCGTATTTGATTTTGACAAGAGTGCGTAACTCAGTTATTAAGGAGCTGCGAGATATTTTCTCGCCTGCTAATAATGTGTTAGTCGTGCCACCATTTGAATATCCATACATTGAAAGTGTGGCTCATTCAACTCTTGGTTTTTATGGGAATCCTGTAAATGGAAACACAGTAATTATTGGCGCAAGTACACTTACATTTGTGATCGGTGCTCCAGTTGGCTTGCAAGTTCAGATTGGTGCAACGCAGCAGATTACATTGGCGAATTTTGTTGCTAGGGTTAATCTTAATAGTGTGATCTTATTAGTTTCTGCCGCTGTTAATACAATTCCTAATCAGGTAAATATAACGTCAACAATTCCTGGATCATCAGCAAATGCTACAGTAACATCCACAACTTCTCCTGTCCTTCGGTGGACATCACCTACTCTCCGTGAGGGTGGCTTGTTTGATTTTGATAACTCAAAGATCTTCATTTCGGATGCTGTTCCGCAAGATTATCAGGCGTGGCCATCTATTGTAGTTGATACAGCTAGTGCCTCCGAAACTCGTTACTTAGGACCTGAAGATAGCTATGACGCCAAAAACTCTGCAAACATTGTAACAACGGATGTTATCTTCTCAAGTCTTGTTGTGGTCGTGACTATCAAGGTGTATATTATTGATGACACCCTTGCTCGTGATAAGATTGTCGATCTTATTTATAATAATATGTCTACGATTAGACATCAGCTTGCTGTTAACGGAATTGAGATGATTGATCGTACGCTTCCTACGGAAACTCGCTTGGTTCAGAATCAGCGTGTTTATATTGAGAATCATTTTGTTCTGCGTGTTTATTGTGAATGGACAAATAGTTTGGCAGTGACTAATGTTACTGGCCTCACTGTTACAGTTCCGGTTTATACAGATGGTATGCCAATTATAACAAGTTCTTTAAGTGCTTCGTTTGCACCTGGTGTACAATTTGTAATTGACTTAGTAACAAGTCCTACTGCTTTAACTGTAGAAAGTTCTTACGGAATGACAAATGGGAATACAATCGTTCAGGGATTAAATAGTACAACAATTGTAACTATAGTAGATAACAATCATTTAATTGTAGTTAATACAGCTGGTTTTGTTCCTGGTATCGCTACTAATATTTCAATTAATCTTCCGTTTAATTATATTATAACCGCATCTAATTCTCCTACTTCCTATGCTGCAACAGGTTTGCCTGCTGGGCTTATTGTAAATGGTGCAAACGGTCTAATATCAGGAATACCTACACCTGCTGGCACTTATTACGCAACTATCTCAGCTCTAAATGCAGCAGGTGCTGCAAATCAGAGTTTAACGCTCACAGTTTTATAGAGTAGATAACAATAAAAATTACTAAGAAAGTATAATATTTCTGTGTTATAATAGGAGTACTACGTTCAAGACGTAGTATGTTCTTGTTTACAAAATAATTTTGTATTAAAATAGATTTAAATATTTGTTAAGGAGAATTCACCAATGCCAAGCGTTAACGGCCAACCAGTATTACCAGGCGTATACAATGAAGTTCAGCAACAGCTTTTAGCTTCCGTAACTGGAGGCATTCGTGTAGTTGCTTATATCGGTACTGGTCGTTTGACCAATATTGTTACAGGTGAAGATGTTACCCGCGGAGCAGGAAATAATGATACACTTGCACACGCTGCTACTGTAATTAGTGGTACGACACTTACTGATCAAAATTATGCCGTATATACTGCAGCTGTAGATTATTCAGCTACACCAGTTTTAGGTGGGATTGAATGGTTGGTTGGAGCCGCCGCATTGACAGGAACAGTAGCAGGCACATATGCTGGGCTTGTTGGACAAACGTTCAGTATTGCTGTTGGTACTGGTTCAATTCAATCTTATACATTCGTTTCAGGTGATTTCGCGGTTCCAGCAGCTGCAACATCTGCTGAGGTAGCAACTGCCTTAGCTGCGAACCTTACAGGCATCACAGCTTCTGGTTCTATACCTACCGCAAATAGAGTTAATCTCGCAACAGTTGCAACTACAAACTCTTCATTAACTATTGAAAACGGAACATCTAATACAACTCTTGGATTTGTTGCTGGGTCTTTAGTATCTACTCCTCGTCGTCCACTTATTAACGTGGTTTATTTCGCGAATTATCAATGGGCAAAAGTGGTTGGTGATGGACAAAATTCATTCGAACCACAGTTTTTCTTTGTTCAGAACTTTGGAACAATCACAAATGCTATGGGCACTGTTGGCAGTGGTGATGGTCAAACAGCAAATATGAATGGCGCTTGGACGCTTCCGGTTGCTTCACAGCTTGCACAGCTTAATGGCGCAAGCATTGTTTGCTTAATGCAGATGAATCCTGCAGATGGTTCTAACGCGTCTCAGGTTCGCGCAGCTCTTCAAAAGCTATTCATTCCTAACATTAATATCGTTGTATCGTTAGATGCCGCAGATAACGCAATGCTAATTCCAGATCTTACAGCACATGTTGAAACAGCTTCTAGCACAATCAATCGCTTAGAACGCACAACCTTCATTGGGTTCAAAGCTGGTGCAAACCCTAGTAGCACAACAATGCTTGGATATGCAACTGGTGCATCTAGCAATCGTGTAGTCGTGGTCAATCAAACGTCAACAGCGTACAATATGTTTGTTGGTACAAATCAGCTTCCATCAGTTGTTGATGGAGCAATGATGGCTGCAGCTTTAGCTGCTCTTCGTACGAATCCTGTATATGATGTTGCGCAACCACTAACTCGCTCAGTTGTTTCTGGTATTTCTACAACGAACACGTTGGCCCAGGCCGAGAAAGTAATCCTCTCAAATAGTGGTGTATTGATCGTTGATAATATCAGCGGTTCTCCTAAGGTTGTATTTGGAACGACAACTGATTTTGCAACAATTCTTAATCAGTTGTATCAGGTTACTGAAATCGCTGATTATTGTGCTCAAACACTGCGTGGATTACTCGATCCTATTTTCATTGGACAAAAATTACTCTCAAATACTCCTTCTCAAGTCGAGACAGTATCCGGTGCAATTATGCAATCGGTTAAGGATTCAGATATCATTGTATCTTTCATTGCACCCACAGCGACAGTAAATCCAACACAACCGACGCAGATTCTGCTTCAGGTAGGCATTCAACCTGTACTCGAGCTTGACACCATCCTGATAACTCTTGGTTTAAATCTTGCGTAATGAAATATTGTCCTAAATATCAAAAGTAATAAATTTTTAGTTAATTAAAGGAGAATTCAAATGGCAGAATTAGGTTCGACCACAGCACGTTTAAGTACATCAGTTTCACTTTTCATTTTACCTAAGAGTCTTGACGCGACAACCCTAAATAACCCAGTGGCTCTCTTGGCGCTAGCTCAGCAAAGCGCCAAGATTGGTGGCGCGCAATCATTTACTCAAACTCAACGTCGAAATACAGATTTTCGATTTGAATTAGATAGCGATAAACAAGGTAAGCCTGTAGAACGCTTGCCTCGGACAGTAGATGAATACTCATTACATGCAGATCGCGTTATGCTCTATGTTTCAGATGCATTAGAAACTCTTGGCATATCGGGTGATGACATTGTTAATAATAATGCACCAATCGGCATCCTGAAACAAGAAATTGCACCAGCTGGATCTGGCATTCCGACTAAATCAACAATCTTCACAGGTGTTTGGATTCATAGCGTTGGAGCAACATATAACATCAATGGTGGCGATCTTCGTATTATAGAATCAGTTGATTTTGGTTATACTGGGTCAACCGTAGTTGGAGAGCCAGCATAAAATAGTAGTTGCACAGAAGTGAAAGATGCTGTATAATAGAAGTGAAAGATAAGTATAAGGAGTTTCAAAATGGATTTAAAAGTGTTTAGCGCTCTGAATCGTGTTGAAAAAGAATTTGAAGTCGTAAATGGGTTAAAACTTTCTATGCACACCTTGTCTGTTTTACAGCAACAGCAAGCCCTCGCCGAACTACCTACCTCTCCTTTGGGAATAGATAATGCTCTTCGAGCAGTTATTCTTCAACAGGCTCTCATTATCTATGCAATTGATACAATCAACGGAACTAAGGTAACCATCCCAGAAGCCAAAGAATTTATTCAAAATTTACAAGCTCCAATTTTTAATGCTGTTTATAACTGCTATGATCAGATGGCTCAAGAACAAGATGTAACGTTAGAAGAACTTAAAAAAAAAGTGATTTAATCCCCTTCCGCCAACTTTGGATTGTGTCCAAAGCCCTCCATGTTTCTCCGTTTTCAGACACTCTTAAAAATCTTTCACATGCTGAATTTACATGGATTCTCCTTAATTATTTTAAAGATGACGAAGAAGAATTTGAAAAGACCAAGCTTTTGTGTAGATTTTTAAATCCTCAGGCTGCTTCAGCCATATGGGATACAAAAGATAAGATCGAAGTAACTGTTAGCACCCCATCAGTACTATATGAGCAAATGTCTAAGGACTTAAAAAACAAATATACGCCTGAAGAATTAAAAGCATTTATGAATGATCCAAAACATTACTCAGAACTTGATTTTATTAAATCAATGTAATATAGGTCTTTCGACCCATGTACATCTTAGTGTTTTAGTGATATAATATACTATGATCTTAATTGTGTTTGCATTTGTTATGTGTCTGTTGCTTGGTGGGTTCATCGCTCATATATTTAATCTAAGCGAACGATTTGCTATGAATATTGGAATATGGTCTTTCTTAGCTTTATTTTTTGTTTTTTGTTTTATTTCCTCTTTTCATAATTAATTCCGCTCACTTGCATGTAGTATTATTCCGAGGTAATTCCATTGGCTGATTCACCACTTTTAGGCCCAAACGGGCAACCCCTTTCTAATCCACTCATGTCTGGTCAGCAGAACATGAAGTCTAGTGTTTCTATTGATACATCTTCTGCGCAAACCGCACTTGATAAACTTCATTCCGAATTAGATAAAATTACTAAAAAGTTAGGTGCTGCTACATTAAGTTCCATAGATGATAATTTAAAAGCGCAGGAAACTTTTTATAAATACATTGGTGATAAAGAAAATGAACGCCGCACCAATGTAGAACGAATGCGGCGTGCTGCTATCAGTAGTATTCAGGACGAAACAAAAGCACAAATAGCTGCATATGAAGAACGTGCAAGAGTTGCAAAAACATCAGATAGTGAGATCGCTAAGAATAAATTAGCATATGCTGAGCAAGCAAATAGACAAATTTCTAAGATTGATACTGAGTCTGCAAAACGTGCTGCTGGGCCTGGAATGTTCCAGCGTGGTGTAACGGGTGTGCAAAACGTTGGCAGTAAAATTGGTGGTCCTATTGGTGGTCTTGTTTCTGGTGCAGCAAATCTTATAGCAGCACCAGAGATTTCTATTCCAGCTCTGCTTTTAGCAGCACTTATAAAAGTCACCGAAAAAGAAGCACAGTTCACAAAAACAGGAATTAATTTAGCGGCTGCTGGATTTGGGGACCCTAGTGCAAAGTCTGGTGCAACTGCAGTTTCTGGACGCGCGTTTACAAGTGCGATATTTGATAACGGTTTTAATGGTGCTCTTAATCAATCGCAACAACAAGCTATTGTAAGTCAAATGACTGCATCACGCACCTTAGTCGGCCAAGGGGCTGGTGGTATAAGACATAATATGGGTTTATTTGGAAATATTCTTCCAGATGTTTCTAAGCAAATGGAAGTTTTTATCGATGTAACGAAGAATTTAGGAATGAGTCAAAAAGATATATCTAAGACGTATTTTCAATCATCTAAGATAGCCAAAGATCTTAATATAAATCAATTAGATGCTCTATCAGCTCAAATAGGTATGCAGAAGGCTCTCCGTAATATTACAAACGATGGAACAGTTGCTGCAAGTGTACTTGATAGCATTGGGGGCTTCTTTAAGCGTGCAGGGGCAACTGAAGGTGAACGAGTTACTCTATCTGCTGGAGTAGCAAATGCCGGAGCTAATTTAGGACTTTCTGATATGGCTGGAATGCTTGCGTTTACAAAAGGTTTAAGTCCAACCAGTGAAGGAATGAGATCAGCTATTTTTGGTGGGGTAGATGGTAAGGGTGGAATGCTTGGAAAAGAAGGTGGGGGCGTTTTTGGACTAATGGGTGATTTTTTTACTAAAGTTGGGAACCAGAGTAAAAATCCGATGGAACGCATGTTTATAGCTGATTCTCTAAATAAACAGTTTGGTCTTGGTATTCAAACAAAAATGCTTCCTGAATTTTTTGGACTCGCCGAGCAATTAAGAACTGGAAAAATGACTCGTGAGCAATTTTCTGCAGACGCTGAAAAGCTATCAAACAAAGGTAAAGAATTGGCTATTACAGGGATGGACAAATTAGTAGATGTAGTTGATCCAATCAGTAGGATTGCAAACTGGGTTGATCGATTTTTTACAGAATTAGATACACGCTTGGCTGGTATTCCTTTTTATAAATCTCAACCAAAGTCTTCGATCCACCCTATTTCACAATCATTACCAAATCAAAATATAACTAAGAAAACCCCAACTGCCACAAGTTCAGAGGTTTTTTATGACGGACCACGCGCTTCAGGACGATAGAGGAATTCCTAATGGCAACAATTTATCCTTTACGACTCAATAATTTAAATTTTTATGTAAATCCTCGCAATATGAAGATTACAAAGGCTGTTAGTTATAGTACTCTGCCTACTCAAAGTGGGGTTCAATATCAGATTTGGTATAATGCTCCAGAAATGCTTGTTCTTTCTGGTTCTAGCGCTGGGCAAACTGCGTATCAGGAGTTGTTATTTTTAAAACAGCAATTTGAGTCTAGTAATAAAACTTCTACTCTTTTCTACAAAACACAAATATATAATGGTTTTTTGACGTTACTTGATGTTGAAGCCTCAACTAGTCATCTAAATGAGTTTACATACACAATTAATTTTCAATTACTATTTGGTGAACAATTCGCAATTGAAGATTTTTCAATATCAACTACAAATAATGGACTTGTTCAAGGTGCTATTGGTCGGTTAGAGACTATTTTAAATATTCCTTTAAATAAAGCAAGTTCAAACATTAATAATCTTTTACAGAAATTCTAATTTATGACAAATAATGATCAGGTAAGCCAAGAATATTTAGCTATTAAATGCTTTCTTTATAAGTATACCCCCGAGTTTACAGGAGTAGATGCGCCTACAAATCAAGAAAATACATCTTCGTTATCTACTTTTTCTCCTTATTCTATTGAACTTGATAATACAAAGTTTTTTACTAAATATGATATTTCTGGATTCGTTACCGCATATAGTTTTCAACAAAATATTGACGAAACAACATTTTCATGGAGTGTAGAATTACAAGATTTAGCCTTAAGCTATTCTACTCTCAATAAGTTAATAGTTTTACCTCCTACTGGAAATACAATGCGTGGTGGGCTTTCGTTTTCAAATTCTTCAGACTCAGGCTTGCTTTTGTCTATTTACGAAACAAGTGCAAACACCATTGAAAATAACAATAACGATACAGTTTCTAACAATTTAAATACTGTTAACCCGATTTTAGCAGCTAAGCAACAGCGTGGTAGAACACCTGCGCCCCTAACTGTTCAAAATTTTAACACAATTAAAGCTGATTCAAATGCTCCTGGATTACGCTTAAGTGATTTAGTTCAAGAATATGATTTTATTTCTGTATTTCTTTACAAAAACACTACTCCTTTAACAGATATTTACGGCGTTTTCACAGTAGATGAGTCAATTGCTAATAATCCTTTACAGATTTTTAATTATAAAATTACGTCAGATGTTACCCCTGCGTTTCAAACATATAAAAATCCATTAGATCCTTATTTAAAATACGAGTCAGTTCTTTTAACTGAAATGCCTAATAAACAACCTCTTTTTTCAAATGAATTTAATGGATTTGTAATTAAAAAACAGGTTAGCAGTGCAATTAATCAGGTTGATAGACTTTCAATTAGCGGGAATGGATGGAGTCGTTTGTTTGGAGCAACTCGCCGGTCTATGAAACCTTCGTTATTTCAAAATTCCTTGTACCAAGTTGGTCAAGTTCTTGGCGCCGAGGATGTGTCGGCCTTTGAAAATGTGTATGCAGGCAGAACGATCCCCCAAATTTTGCGTGATTTATTTGATCTTGTGTATCGAATTGATTTTAATACATCAATTAATACATTTGTGACTGCGGCAACACCTCCGCCTAATTTGTTTAATTCTACAAATTTAGCAACCGCAACACAAAAGGATGATGAGTTTTTTAAGAGTCCACTAGGTATTACAGGTTCTACGAGTACCGCATCGTTGTTTAGTAACACTAAAGTATCAACACAACTTGTGCTGGAGAATAGTTTTTTTAATATTACATCTTTAGTTGTTGCAAATGCGTATCCTGCCAATTTGTTTAATTTGCCATCCTATCTTTTAGCGACTGTTATGAAACTTCGCCCATTTGCATATATTGAACCAATTAATGTTCCAACTAGTGCCGCGTTTATTAATGGTGTTCAAAGTTATGCTGGTAATTTGTCAAATCCAGAATTGGCGGCCGCAACAGCCGCCGCTCCTCTCGATCCTGCAGTAGTTGCTCAAGCAAAAATTTCATCTGAGGTATTTCAACAGGCTGCACAAACTTTTACCCCTACTGAGCAGGTTTTTAATTATGTTGCACGTAATCCAGTGTTTATTGAGCCAAACCTACAAAATCTTGTAGCTTATTTTTCATTTTTAGCAAATGTATTTGAGGCGTTTAGTCCTGATCTTCAAACCCCGTATGAAATTTTAAACACAATTAGAAATCAAGCATTTGTTGAGATATATGAACAACCTAACGCACAATTTATAGTCCGTTCACCACAATATAATAATATGGCAGCTTCTGTGCCAGGCCGCTCAGATATAGGTATGATTCGCAGCTCGCGCTTGAATATTATTTCTACTAGCTATAGTTCAACTGTAGAGAACTTGATTACAAAATTATTTGTGTCATATTCTCCTAATATTACTCCAATTTCAACATTACAGCAGTTTGCATATTGCGACGGAAAACTTTTAATTCAAAATGGATTGTTAGAAACACTTGCAGCCGCCAATCCGAATGCTACAACTGCCTCAATATCTAATTCAACTACTAATAACAATAAAACAACTGGTATCTTCGGATACGCACAATACTTGCAAGCAGTTTCTAATGCTAAACTTAAAACTGGAACGTTAGTTTGTGATCTCGATAATACAGTGCAGGTTGGTCAAACATTTATAGATGAGACTAAGTTTAAATTTGGATATATTGTTGGCATTTCTAAACAAGTTTCAGTAACCGGAACAGCAACAATGAGTCTTACGTTGTCATATGTTCGCGATGCTGTGCCTACGTATTCATCTAACAATACCATTATTCAGATTAATGTAGATCTTGTACCTGTTTTAACTGATATTGAAAAGTCATTTGTAAGTGGTACTTGATATGAACGACTATAGAATTTTTCAGGCCAAAATTTTAGCTAAAGATCCAAAAGCGCCGCGAACTTATTCAGTTGTTGAGATTCCACATGGTCAGAAAATTGTTGGTGTTCAACTCGGGAATGCGTTAAAAGATCAAAGTGCTCCTTTATTAGGAAGTCTGGTAATTGTAATACAACTTGATGCGTTCCGTTCATATATTATGATGGTTTTACGTGAACCATTTGAATTTTTAACTAGTAATAATCAATATCGTGGATTTATACCCGGGTCTGGGAGTGCAACTCAGGATATAGCAAATGAGGCTAACCCAATTCAAGATGGCGAAATATATATGGAAGCAACTGGGCCAATTTCCCCCACAGGACAAGCAATTCCAGGTTTTGGTGCTCATCTATACCTTGGGAACAACGGATCAGCTCAGATTGAATCTGGATCAATGGGTGAGTGTTTAATCATTGGCGGTGTAGGTTCGGCTGATGATCACGAGGTTGTTCTTTCAGCAGATAACGGATTTGTAGAAAGTAACCCCAATGAACTTACACTGATTCAAAGTACCTATAATTGGGATAGTTTAAATAACATGGAATTTGGGAACGTAATTGCTAATCCGCTTTCATTTGGGACAATTCCAGTCGCTACAATGACAATCGACGCACTTGGAAATGTCGATTTATTTAACACCACGATTGGGACTGGTTTAAAGGCTGCATCCATTAATCTCGACGCAACTGGGTTAATGACGCTCTCATCTGGGACCACTGGCGTTCCACAAGCGACAGTAACTCTTGCCCCCACCGGTCTCATAAATATGAACAATGGGATTAACGGAGTAGCTCGGATAAATGATTTAGCTGTATCATCTTTTGCAACTGATCCAGCGTTTTGGTTGTTTATGAATGCTGTTCAAAGTTTCTTTGTTGCTATCTCTGGATTTCAAGGTGGGAGTCCTGTACTTCAATCTCAGCTTGGGGCACTTGGTGTTGCATTTCTTACACAATCTCCAATAACTCCACCTTCAGCAACCAGTGTGATAACAACTGGTTCGCTTACAGTGAAGGCGGGGAACTAAAATGGCCTCTACTGTTGTAGCTTTAGGGATTTGCGTAGTTAATTTCATAAAACAAATTTTATGTAACAATCCTATTCTTAAGGCAACATTTAAAACCTTTTTAAATAGCCAGATTTTAGCAGCTAACGCCGAGATTGCTATCCTTGGCGCACAACTCAATCGCTTAGATATTTTAAATAAGTTTGCGCAGTTGGAAATTCAGACACTAGCAACTATTCAAGATAAGATTAAAGCTGATTTAAACGTTGTATTAGGACCCATGCAAGGATATGCTACATGTCCAACAATCACTCAGTTTATTGAACAAGCACAAAGTGGTGCAACACTTAAAGCATTGTCAGGGTTGCAGAATTTAATCTATACATATAACCGTAGAGCATATGTAGCAAATGCTATCGCTTCGAAGGTTAAAAGTTTACAAAATTTCGTAAACACCGCGCAATCCTTTTTAGAGTTGTTAGATCAAACGTGTGGATCGTAAGGAGATATAATGTCCGATTTACAGTTAGCCACTTTCAATTTTCCAGGCCAACCCCAATTTCCGCCTCAACAAGGTAACCCGACATTTTACTTTGGAGAGCAGACGAATGATTTACAAATTGGTCCTAATAATGATTTTACATTATTAAGTGATTTAGAGGAAACAACCCAAGATGTTCAAAAGATTCTACTTACAGAACAAGGTGCAAATCAACTATTTCCTTTATACGGAACAACGTTGCAATCTTTAGTCGGTGCAAGAGTCAATACAAACGTTATTAGTAGCACAGTACAACAACAGATTACACAAGCGCTTCAGATTCTTTATTTACTTACCCAGGATCGAAGTAACTTATCAGAAATTGTTCAGACATTGTATTCGTTAAAGACCACATTGCAGAGTGGAACAAATGTTGCTTCAACATTAACTGTTATTGCTGCTAATGGACAAGAGATTACCACCGGTATTAATATCGGTAACATCGTCTAAGGATATAATTATGGCTCTTCCAACATTCTCACAAATTGTTCAATCAATGATTTCATTCTTACAGGGCTCTCGTCCTAATGTTGCAACACAAACAGGGAGCGTTGTTAATGACGTTGTTATATCAACTGTTGCGAATCAGCTTTCGGCTCAGAATGGAACAGATGTTAGTGTATATTCTCAAATTCAATATGTTCAAAATCTTCAATCCTTTGTAGTTAATGCTGCAACCATCCTTCCTGCTGATTTAGATATTATTGCTACTAATTATGGAATGACACGTCTTCCAGGAACACAAGCTACAGGGAGTATTACATTACGAATTAGAAATTATACAACCTCAAGTCCGATTGTTACAATTACAGCCGGTACGACAGTTTCCACACTTTCAACATCAGCAGCACCAGCTGTTTCTTTTTCAACCACGTCCACGATTACCTTCTCTCCATCACTTGCTCCGTCGTATTACAATCCTGTTAGTGGATTTTACGAACAGAACGTAGGCATAATTTCTCAGACTATAGGAACAATTGGGAACGTTGCAGCTGCCACAATCACCTCCTTAGTTGGTCCTGGTCTTGGGATTGACGCTGTTACAAATACCACAGCGACAACAGGTGGTACAAATATTGAGAGTAATGTCGCGTTTGCAGCGCGCATTCAGATTAAACTTTCTGGGAACAATGTTGGAACACCCGATGGTATCATTTCATTGGTTAGTACAAATCCCAATGTTCAACAGGCGATTGTGGTTGGTCCCAATGATCCAGAAATGGAACGCGATCAGTTTGGTGGATCAGTAGACGTTTATATTCAGGGGCAGATCTTAACAACAGTAACTGATGCTCCATTATATTCTACAACTGGTTCGCAAGTGTTTATTCTCAATCATCAACCTGCGCTAACCGTTGGATCAATCACAGGAGTAGTTGCTGCACTCCCTTATACTTTTGTTGCTGGGACAGATTACCAAGTTGTTTTAAATCCTAATAGCTTGTTTGCACTAAGCACTGCAGCTGGAAGCTATGTTACATTTGACGCAAATACATTCTTTAATGTTGTCTCTGTAGTCGATGGATTAAACTTAGAAGTTGATACAACTACTGGAATGTCTATAAATAATACAATTCATCAGGGGATATTTTCAGCCACAATTACAACCGTTACGGACGCAACGCATATCGCTGTTACTAATACTGCAGGATTTGGTGTAGGGAATGCGTATTTTACAGGTCTTAAACCTGATAATAATACTCTTATTACAATTACATATACATATGATAGTTTGATTGAAACTCTTCAGGCTTTATTCAATGATGATTCAAATCATATTGCAGCCTCAGATATATTAGTGCGGGAAGCAATTCAAGCTTTAATGAATGTTACAGCGTCAATAGCTATTCTTCCAGGATATGTTCCAGCAACTGTTATTTCAGCTGTTCAAACAAACTTAACAATCTATTTAAATTCTCTTGGGTTAGGTGCTGTTATTGACTTGAGTGATTTAGTTGTTGTAATTGAAGCAACTCCAGGTGTTGATGCTATTGCGTTGGATACATTAGTTATGCAAGCTGTTAAAGGATTGATTATTTTAAGCGCTCCACCAGGTCAAAGAATTTCAGTAGGCAAAAATGCGTATCCTGTTGCTAACTCACTTGTTATTACAGTTTAAGAGGATTTAATATGATTAATTACACAACGAAAGTCAATGAACGTTTAGTCGGATTACCAATAGCCGCTGAAAGCCATACTCTTGGAGTAATTGGAGTAGCAACATTAGCTCCCGGTTTAATTCGGTTAATCGAGGTTCCTCAGGCACCTGCTCCACTTTCTACCGTTTCTATTCCAGGATATACGGAAATTATAGGTGGTTCACCTACCTCTTCTCAGTTCATTGTTAACTATACAACAGGTATCGTAACATTTAACACATCACAGGATGGATTGCCTGTGTTAGTTACATATATTGGATTGGGTTCAGAAATAGCTGCTGAAGATGTTAATGATCTTCAAACACCAGTTGGAATAGCTTTAAACTTAAACGGGTCTTTATCTAATGGTATTGTGCGTCCTGCTGCAATTAGCGCAATTAGTTCAGATGACTTTATATTTCCGCGCGATGTTCAGTTAGGGCGTAATCTATTAGCTCTCTCGTTAATTTCAGGTTCTATAAATCCTGCAAGTGTTGGTGTTGTTCGTCTTTCAAATACAAATAGTGTGGTGTGGCGTAATTTCATTAACACTGCTGACTTATTACTAGCAGTTAACGCATCTAACTTACTAACCTTTAACGGGAATGCAATTCAAAGCAGTGTGTTAACTTCAGCTAATATCTTTGTTGGAAATGTTTCTAATGTTGCCACAGATGTAGCAATGTCTGGCGATATTGCTATAACTAACACAGGACTTACTACAATTCAAGCTGCTGCTGTTACAGGTTCTAAGATTGCTTCATTAGCTGTAACTGGTGCTAAGATTGCTTCTGCTACAATCACAAATACCAATTTAGCTTCTGGTGTCTTTGCTGCTATTATAGGACTTGGAACACAATCGCAAAGCCTAAATATGGGAAGTAATTTAATTAGCAATGTCACAGATCCAGTTAGTGCCCAAGATGCTGCTACTAAATTCTATGTTGATA